GTAGTTGCCGGCCAGCACCCGGATGATGCCAGCCAGCAACGGCCCCACAATCGGCACTTTCCCCAGCACCGAGGTCAACAGGCCCGCAAACAGCGCAATGACCCCGACGGCCAAGGCGGCCTGAACGGCCCAGGTGATCCAGGTTTGGCTAGATGGAAAGAAGTCTGTCAGAGTCATAACACCTCAAAATTTGCATAGGTTTGGAAAGCGCTTACAGGGGTCTCCTACGCTGTACCCAAACGGGCTTGGGCTGGGCACCACATCCGATCCGCTGGGCGGTGGGCTGGGTTCTGGGCTCGGGCTGATTGGGGTTGCCATTGGTGCGGCCTGGCTGCGCTGGAGCAGGTAGTAGCCACCCAGGGCCAGGCCCCCCAGTACCACAAGCGTTAGAAGGAAGTCTTTGTTCTCCATATCTACGTCCAGTTGCGGCCAATCACAACATCTGATGGTTCGTACACCGCTATTGGCTTGCGCTGGGCCACCCCGCCCCGGTCGCGGCAGTCGCAGGGCGTACCCGCCCAGGATCCATCGGCGCACTCGGTGACCACCTGAGCGCACATCATGCCATCAGGCACACCTGCTATAGGATTTGTCAGCGGCTTGGGCTCGGGCTGGCTGGGAGCAGCGTTGGTAGTATCGTCTGGCTTGACCAGCAGGGCATAGGCCCCAATGCCGATACCAGTCAACAATGCTCCACCAATCAGCAGCTTCATGTCCACACTACACCCCCTGGGTCGGGTGCCTGGCCCACCGTGCTGGTATCGCCGGTGTCTACCTGCCCAGGCCCTACCGGCCCTGCCACATAGGTGGGCTGTTTGCTGGCCATCATCCCCAGCCAGAAGGCTAGGCCAGCGGCCAGGGCTACAATCAGGATCGTTTTCCCGTCCATGTTTCCTCCGCTTCACCCTTACGGAATCGCACACCCTGGCGGCTCAGGTACGCCTGCATATAGCCGATGGCACGGTGCATCTCGAGGCGGATAGCCCTTACTTCCGCGTGCGTCTGACTGATGACATTGAGCAACCGCAAGGCAATCACCACCAGGGCCACCAAACTGACCATGCCCATGCCCAGGTCGGCAATCTGCTTCCAGACTGCGATGTCCATTTAGTACACCCCCCTGGCATTGAGGTCGGCAATTTTCTTCTGCACCTCGGCGATCTGGCGGTCAATCTCTTGCAGCCTTAGCTTTGTGGCCTGATACCGTGTGGCGGCATCCTCAGCTTGCGCTTTCCCTTGCCGAATGATGTCCATCAAGTTTTGCCAACGCGGGCGGTTGTGCTCGCCCCTCATCTCGATGGTTCGGTCTGCCAGGCTCCCGACTCCGGTAACAGCGGTTTTGCACTGGTTCAGCAAAGTTTGATTGGTTTTACTGCCCGAGATTTCCCACCATTCGTTCCATCCGCATACCGGAAAGCCGTTGCAGCGATAGGTGAAATCCGGCTCGAGGGCATACCCCTCACATCCAGCATTGCCAGCAGATTCAATCTGCTGCAGCTCGTATTCCACAGTCAGCCGCTCGGACTGCAACCGGGCCAGGTCGCTGCGGTAGCTGTTTAGAAGTTGCAGCAGGGTGGCCTGTTGCTGCTCAGCGCTGGGCTGGGTGGTGTGGGTGGGAATGTTGGGGGCGGTGACGGTGCCGGGCGGTGCGGTGGGGGCCAGGGCATCAGCCACTTTTTTCTCGGCTTCGGCCTTTTGGTTGGCCACCACCAGGCCCACCCCAACGGCGGCCACGCCGGCCACGCCCAGCACCACGGCGGCTTTGCTCATGCGGCCCCCCTTTCAGCCAGGTAGAAGGCCCCGGCCACCAGGGCCACCCCAGCCAGGGCTACCAGGGCCCCGCTAAAGGCGCGGGTCTTGGCGAATGAGTAGTAAGCTCGGGTGCGGTCGGTGTCGCCTTGCTGCTGGGCCAGGATTCGCTGCATCTCGGCCTCGATCTGGGCCAGGCGTTGCTTGGCCTCGAGGGTGGCCAGGCCCAGGCGCACATCGGCCTCGATGCGCTCCTTTTCCACCCGCAATGCCTCGTAGGCCACATCGGTCTGACGGCGGCGGGCGTCCCAATTTAGCAGACCACCAGCAAAGCCCAGAATCGCGGTCAGCGGCTCCATAACTTCTACTCCTTGACCACCTTCACCACGAGCAGCACGGCAGCCACCCCGCCCACGCCTACCGCTACCCAGACCCAGGCGGGGATGGTCGCCCCGCCTTCCGCTTGCCGGGCGCGGGCCTCTTCCTGTAGGCGGCGCTCACGCTCGATCAACAGCTCGTCCTGCTTCTGCTTCCACGATGGATAGTCAATGCGCTCGTAGATGCCGAAAATCGTATCAGCAGCCCCGGCCAGATCGTTTACAAAGCGCAACCAGTCGGGTGTGCCGCTGGCCCCCGAGGCTGCCATCGGCATGGGGTCGTAGGGGCCAGCGGCCGGGTTGGTGTAGGGGTTGTCCAGGGCGTTGCGCGTGCTGAAGCTCACAGCGCACCCCCTACAGGTTGTTGCGGGCGGCCAGCTCGGCCATCTTCACCAGGCGGCTACGGTCGGAGATGTTGAGGCGGCGGCTTTCGGCGTAGATGTGCAGGTAGTGTCCGGCCCGCTCATTCCACACCATAGGGAGGTTTGCAGTGAATACCTCGAGGCTCAGCCGCATGCCCGGCACCAGGTTGACCTGGCTGGGCCAGGCCCACATGGCCTCGAGGTTGGACTGCTCGAGGGTGTGCAGGCTCGAAAATGAGCCGTTGAACGCGGTAGCTGCGGCATCGTCCACACCGCCCAGCTCGCGTAACACTCTGAACCTAAACTGGCCATTGCCGTGGGTGTAATAAATCTCAATGGCATCAGTTCCGCTCACCCCCGCAGGCTCCACAAAGGTGATGGTGCTGGTGGCGTAGTTGATGGCCACGATCTGGCACTTCGTCCACACCCCCGACACGTTGGCCCAGACTGCCACCTCGGGGTGGAATAGCGTAGGCAGGGTCGGTGCGGCTTGTTTGGTCTGCAACAGGTCGGGCACCACCACGTTGCGGTTGGCGGGCGCACCCAGGTTTTGCCCTGCTCGCACTGCCAGGCCCTTCAGGTACATGCGAATGCGGCGCTCACCAGCCGCTACCTGTACCTGCCTGTCTTCCGGCACGCGGAACTGGGCCAGGCTGAACCACTCGTTGGGCCGGTAGGGGATGCCGGTACTCAGGAAGTCTTCCTCATCCAGCCAGGCCGTACCCCAGGGGCCATCCGGCATAGCGGCCGCAGCGGCGGCGGGTTCAGGCTGGGGCATGGGCGCAGGCTGGGGCTTGCGGCCTTGTAGTGCACCCAGGCCCCTACCGATGTTGTCGCGCAGTTGCTCAAAGAGTCCCATTATGCCCCCTTACACGTTGGAGTTATCTACCCCGGCGGGGAACTCGAGGCGGGTGCCGGGTTTGTTCAAGTCAACGGTCACGCTGCTTTCCACGTAGATTTCCACCAGCTCTTCTTGCCGGAAGCGGATAGCCTGGATTTGTGCCCCTACCCGTAGCGGCGCTAAAGTCTGCAGAATATTTTGGTAATATTTGGCGTCCCGCTGTTGGGATTCGGTCAAATCGTAGTAGGCCGCGTACTGCACCTTGGCGATGAACTCGGGGTGGTCGTCCGGCCTGCTCCGTTTGGCGATAATCAGGTCGGAGTCGGGCGGAATCTGGTTGCCCGCGCTGTCAAAGAGCTTAGCAATGATGGGCACGGGGTTGGGCAGTACCCAGGTGGCCCCACGCGGCACGGTGAAGGTGCCGATTTTCAGGCGTTGCTTGCCGGTATAGGCGGCAAACTCCGGGCTGGTAAACAGCACACTGATGGGTCGGGCGGCGGGGTTGATCTGTTTGATGCGCTCAAAGGCTTCTTGCATGGTTTCTCCGTTTCTCCTTATTTCTCCTTAGTCGATCTGCAAAATGGTCATTATCAGATTGGCAAACGATCCGGCGGCTACCCCCAGGCCGATGTAGTCGGCGGTAGCATCCTCGATCAGGGTGTTGTTAATGAGCAGCGTGCCCAGCACCACCCCGGCCAGGTTGAATAGGATGCGGTTGGTGTAGGCGTTCTGGTTTTCTTTGCCCACGATGGGCTTTCCGTCTTTGCCTACCTCCCAGTACACCACCCGGCCATCCTTGCGGTCGGCCCAACCAAAGATGTCGCGGCGCTGGGTATAGGCGGTTTTGCGGGCCCAGTAGGCCCCCAGAACTCCCAAGCTGGTGTTCACCACAATGGGATTTTGTACGACTTGCAGCGGGTTACTGGCGGTTGCCAGTTTCCGCATGTCGCTGGTTTGCGTGTTTTCAGCCATAAGCCTCCTAGCTCACAGGCTGGGAGGCTTTACAGCAAAAATCAAGGCTGAAGCGGACGGCTGAAGCGGACGGCTAAGACAGACGCACGAAAGCCCGGCCCCCGGTAGCGGTACGCACCACCAGGCCGGCCTGGTCGTTGTCCAGGTTTTTGATGCCGTACTCGGGCGGAAGGCTTCCCTCCGGGCGGGCCAGCTTGCTCACGCGCTCGCCTAGCTCAGGGAACATGTCGCCCACGGCCTGCACCTCGCGGGGTTCGCTGACCCGGAAGGTGATCAGGTGGCTGGCCTGACGTCTTACACCTGGATCAATCCCCCCAGTGGCCCCCTGGAGCATCTGGGTGATGAAGATGGCCGAGTGCCCGTACTCGCGGCCTCCGGTGAGCACCTCGAAAAGGCCCTTGGGGGTCTGGCCTCTGGGGAAGAAGTGGTGGGCCTCATCCACCACCAGCAACACATCCCGTAGCTGCATGATGGCCTGGCCCAGGTTATCCAGGAAGGGCCTGGGGTCGTAGCCGGTGATCTGAAAGATGACCCGGCGGTGTTTTTTTAGGGCGGGCCAGGGGTCGCCGTTCTCGCCCACGGTATAGCGGCCCTGGGCCAGCTCGGCAAACTCGCGCTTGCGGTTGGCGATGATCAGGTATTGGTAGCGGCCTTGCATGGCGCGGATGACCTCGCGGGCCAGGGTGCTCTTGCCTGACCCGGACTTGCCCACAATCAGCATGCGGAAGGTCTGTCTACCGGCCACTTTCAAACTCCGGGACTGTCGCTACTGGGATTTTTTCTTTTTTTGCAGTTTGGTACAGGGTTTTATCTATAGTGAAAAACGTCAATTTCGGTCTGAACAGCAAAAGAATTTTTGCCGCAGCTAGATGTATGGCGTCAGCTCCTTTGAGAGGATGCTTTTGACATAGGTTAAAGGCTAGATCACACACGCGCTTGGAAACTGGCAGAATCAACCAATACTGGAGGTTACCGGTTACAAAATCTTGTATTTGGCTTCTTTGTTTTTTTGAAAGGCGTTTTCCCCGCATCATTGCGCCTGTTGCACCAGCGATTTCAGGTAACACCAAATAGCAAATCCCAATCTGATTCGCTTGGCTGTAGACTTGCTTTGAAAGTGGGCTGAAGTGTTCTTGGGTGTGAAGTTGGATTAGCGCCCCAGTGTCAAAGATAATCAGTCTATCTCCGTTGCTCACGGACATAATCGAGGGAAGTTTTTTTGCCGGGTTTGAGTTTGAAGGGTTTAGGTAGAGGCGGCTTGCCCGACTTGGTGGGTTCGATAACCGGGAAGTCGTCGGGCCAACTTGATATCGTTTGTTTGTTGGATTTACCCGCACGCTTCATACTCCTAGCTTATCATGCTTGGTAGTTTTCCCACAGCTCCCACCCCGCCCAGGCCGCCAGGCCAAAGGCTGCGACGGCCTGCCGGTCTCGCATTTGGGACAGCCCTGGCCCTCCCGCAGGTTTTTGAGGCGGCCCAGGGCCAGGTAGAGTCCACCGGCCAAAACGGCCCAGGGGAACAGCTCACGCGATGTTGACATAGCGTCCCTCCCAGCGCTTGGGGTACTGGATGCGTCCGGCCTGGGCCTGGCGTTGCAGGAAGGCCCAGGGGTCTACGTAGTACTCGAGAAGCCGGGCCCGGTCGTGCATGGGCCAGTCGTCCCAGCGTTCCGGTCGCTTTTTGAAGATGTCCAGGTGCAGGTGGGCCAACCAGCGGTTGTTGAAGCCCCGGCCTACAGTTCCGATCACCTGTCCAGCGGTCACGATCTGGCAGCGTTGCACCAGCACCTTATCCAGGTGGGCGTAGCGGCTCCACACCCCAGGCCCCGGATGCCAGATCACCACTAGGTTGCCCCAGCTCGGGCCTACGTTTTTGAGCACCGCCTCGACCCGGCCATCGGTAATGGCATGGAGCGGCTGGCCCAGGTCGCTATTCCCACCGGCGGGGTTGTTGAGGTCAATGCCGGTGTGGATGCCCAGCTCGGGTTTGTAGCGCGGATCCATGAAGCCCACATCGGGCGGAATTTTGAAGGGGTTCATGGGCCAGAAGTACCGCCCACTTCTGGGGATTTCGGCCTCTGGGCAGGGCAGCATAAACAATTTCCGTTGCCTAGTTAGCAGCAGCAGCAGAATCCCCAGCAGAATCAGCCATGCCCACGCGGGCAGCTTTTGCGGCATTGATACCCCCATATGCGCTCATGGCCAGCACCAGCCCGCCCAGCACCAGGCGCAGCCACTCGGGCAGCTCGGCCAGGCTCCCCATGCCAGGTAGGCGATTGCGCCCTATCCCGTAGGCGGCCAGGGCCTCGCCCACTTTGAGGGCATCGAGCACTGCAGCCGGTGGCAGCATGGGCACCAGGCCCACCTTGTAGGCGGTCACGAAGGCCTGGGCCTCTTCCGGCGTTTTAAAGCGCAGGCCCAGGGCCAGCACCATGGCTGTGCCGTTGACAATTTCCTCACCAGTAAAAGGCTCGATGACCGGCTCGGAGGGCAGGGACTCAAAGGGGGGCTCGGTGGACTCCCCTTCAAGCGGGGTAAAGGGCACCTCTTCATTCCCAGACGATGCCCCGGCTTCCTCCGGTGGGTTGGGGGGCGGCACTGGGTTGGACTCGTAGGGTTGCGGGTTGGGTTCCATAGGCTCCTTGACTGGCTATCGCTATCACAGCCCCGGCCACGGCCAGGCCCAGCATGAGCAGGGATAAAGGCTTTGCCGTTCGGGTGGGCTTTGGTTGAGGTTTTTCTTCTTGCAGATTGGGGGTTGGCTCTGGTGCGGGCGGTGGCTCTGGTTGCCTCACCTCGGGCTGGGATTCCACGGCCTGCTCGAGGATGGGGTCAAGCTGCTGTTCATCCAGGGGGAGGCCCTCGAGGGGGCCGCTCGAGGTCTCCACCGGCTGGGCAATGAGGGGTTCTGGGATTTTGAGTTTCATTTTTTGGTGAAGCGTCCTTTTTTGTCACGCTTGGGCAGTTTGCGCCGGGTTTTCTTCCTCGCCATTGTTCACCTCCTCGAGAGCAGGTACACCCCCACCAGCACCGCGCCCAGTCCCAGGCCGGCCACGCCCACCCCCACCCCACCCACGGCGGTATCACGGGCGGGCTGGCTTACCAGTTGGAAGGCGGATTTGATTTCTATGGTGAAGCGGTAGGCGTAGTAGATTGCACCAGCAATTGCTGCCACGGTAATGGCAATGGGAATCCAAAAAGCGGCGGGCTGGATGATGTCAGGGTTAGGGTTGCTGGTGGTGCTGGTGTTTTTGACCCTAAACTGAAGCACGTATTGCCCGCCATTACGGCCCCAATCTATTACTTCGAGGGCCTGTCCGAATTTTTGCGACAGGATGCGTTGAAGGTCGGTGCGGGTTGCGCGGCTGATGTCGCCTGAAACCGCTAGCTGGGCCTCGTACAGGCCGGGTGCTAGGGGCTGGTTGTAGCCGACAGGTACGCGGGTATAGGCCACGTATTTAGCGTGGCCTTGCCGGGCGCATTATTCAAGGCTGGATTAGCCGTCTGAGTCGGACGGCTGAAGCGGACGGGACAGCAAATGTTCGATCAGCGCTAACAGAGACACGATTTTTGCAGCAGCGGCCTCGCCCACTTTGGGTAGGGCGATCAGCTCCTTTAGCTCAATCCCGTTGAGATTCCTAAGGTCGCCCTTGGCATACTCCATGATGCTTTCCGCGCTCCGGCGGTCGGCCAGCAGGATAGCCAGTAGGTCGGTCTGTTTTGCAGTGTCCGGGCGGATAGGGTTGTTTTTGCGGGTGAAAAACCTATAAGCCGATCTTCCGATATATCCTTTCTTGATGTCCATATTCACCTCAGGTTGAGCGGTGGGCAGTCGTCGAGCTGTACAGCGGTGGCTGGCCCTGGTATGCGTATCCGGTACTCTCCGGCGCTACCGGCCTCGAGGGTCGAGGCGGTTATGTTGCCCTGGTCGGTGTAGATCAGGATGCGCTCGGCGGCCCCTGTGATGGTCATGCGGATTTCGTACTGGCCCTGTACCACCTGCTCGATTGAGCCGTGGCAGTTGGTCGGTGCTGGTGCCGGTGCTGGTGCTGGTGCAGCGGTTGGGGTGGGGGAGGGGGCTTGCACTACCAGGGGTTCGGGCTGGGGGCGCTGGCTGAACAGAAAGCCGAAGTAGACTACCAGGCCCAACAACACAATCAGGCGCAGGGGGTTGAGTTTCTTATCGTCCATACTTACCTCACCTTAGCAGGTTTTCTTTTGGTCAGGTGCCATTTTTCGCAGTAGGGGCAGCGGTAGTAATACAGCTCGAGCCTGTGCTTTTGGCCGATGATTTTTGCCATTGCCGAAACCACCAGCTCGTCCGGGTAGGGCTTCTTGCCGGAGACCGGGCAGCGGGGTTTGGGTTTGCGGTAGGCGGTCATGCCAGCGCCTCCAGGGCGGCCTCGACGGCGGCCTGGCCCCAGACCGTGATGTAGCCGTAGGGCTCTCCGTTGCGGGCGGCCTCGAGGAAGCGCTCGAGCTTCTGTTTGAACCTGAAGCACCCTGGTGGCAGGGTCGCGGCGGCGGCCTCGAGGGGCTTGGTGATGATGTCCTCGAGGTTGGTGGCATCCACCGGCAGGTTGACCCAGTATTTGGCTACCCGCTTGTACTTGCGGTAGCCCCACCAGCGGCCTACGTTGCGGTAGTTTTTGGGGACGTTCGATTGATACTTTTTGCTGGCGTACTTGCTGGCCTCTTTGGCGGCGTAGCCCCAGTGCTCTTTTCGCATCTCCTCCAGCCGCGTACTGGCCCGCACGTGCTGGAAAATGCCCCAGTCCAGGCCCAGGGCCTCCACGCCCTGACGCAAAGCGGCATCGGCCAGGGCCTTGCCCCATAGCTCGCGCTCGCAATCGTACTGGTCGAGCAGTTTTTGCAACCTGGGGTTGTGTTTGGGGTCGTGGTCTTTGGTGCTCCGCACCCCGGCCACCACCGCAGCCCAGGCATGCCCGACCCAGGCCCGCACCTGCTTCCAGTCAATCTCCCGTACATCAAAGAAAATCATGTGCAGGTGGGGTGCTCCCCGCTTCTGGAACTCGAGCCACCAAAACACCCGGTAGCGCACCCCCACCACCTCCCAGGGCCAGTCGTCCCGGCCTGTTTTGCGTACTTTTACCGCTACAAACCGGGCCTGCTCCTCGAGCCTCTGGGCTACCTCGAGGGCCTGGCAGTAGGTGTGGTGAACCGATACCACCACCTCGCCAAAAGCGCGGTCAAAGCGCTTGAGAAAGGCGTTTTTATGCTTCTTCACCGCCTCGCCATCCGGGCCCAGGCCGCGCAGAGCATGCAGGGTTTGCTTGGCTAGGGCCTTCTTGGCCTTGAACTCCTCGAGCAGGTAGGTCAGCACCCACTCAGCCCCCCGGTTGTGGCGCAGGGCTTCGCGGGCCCGCTTGATTTTGCCGCGCAGGTCTTCCAGGCGCTCCCAGTGCCCCCTGAACGTTTCAATCTGCTCTATGGCCTCTGGGCTGGCCAGGGCCCCACGCCAGTCGCCGGGGTAGGTGAGGGTCAGCAGTTGATTCGGCTTGAATCCCTGGGCCTCCACCTCGCGGGTAAAGGCGGTCAGGCGGTTGAGGGCCTGGCGGGTGAGCTTTTTGATCTCCCCTCGGGTGGTGCTGGGGGTAGGCCTGGGGGCCAGATTGCCCTGGATTCTCATCTTGAAGGTGCCGGGTATGGCCTCGACCCAGGCTTTCAGGCCCGTTATTCCTTCGGGTGCATTTGTGAAGGTTTTATTATCCACAGGCGGAATTGCGCCTGGGACATGACCGGCACGGTATGCACCATTTGACAAGCCCACCACCCTGCACGGCTACCGCACCAGCCTGGAAAACCACGCCATACCGGAGCTGGGCGAGCTGCCCTTGCAGCGCCTTCAGCCTTTGCACCTGACCCACCTGTATGCTCAACTGCTCAAAAAGCCGGTACACCCCAACAAGACCTTATCCCCCACCACCGTTCGACTCGTCCACCGCACCCTGCACGCTGCCCTGGAAGATGCCGTGCGCTGGGGCCTGATACCCTGGAACCCCGCCGAACGGGTCAAGCCGCCCCAGGCCCCGCGCTACACCGGCCAGGTGTGGGGCCCGGATGAGGCCTGGCAGTTTCTGGCAGCCGCACAAGAGAGCCGTTGGTATGCCCTATTTTTGCTGGCCCTTATGACCGGGATGCGCCGGGGTGAGCTGCTGGGGCTGAAGTGGGCCGATGTGGACTGGCAGAATGCCCGCATCTGGGTACGGCGTAACTACACGGTAGCAGGGGGCCAGAAGGTGGTGGGCACACCCAAGACGCACCGCTCGAGCCGCCCCGTTGACGTGGCGCCAGACGTGCTCGAGGTGCTTCGCTTGCACCACCAGCGCCAGGAGCAAGAGCGCCAACAGGCAGCCGATGCCTGGGCCGATGAAGACTGGGTGTTCACCACCTCGGTAGGCACTCCCATAGAACCCGGCAACCTGCACCGGGAGTTTGTCCGCATCACCCAGGCGGCTGGGGTGAAGCGCATCCGCTTTCACGATTTGCGCGATACCCACGTATCTCTGCTGGCCCTGGCCGGCCTCGACCCCAAGATCATCTCGGAGCGCATAGGGCATGCCAACGTGGCCTTCACGCAACAAATCTATCAGCACCTTTTTGATTCCCAGCGGCGCAAGGCCGCCCTGGCTGTAAGTGAGCTGCTGGGGCCTAGGGACGATCTGCCGTCGGCTTAACCCCGTTGCCGTCAGGTTGCCGTCAGAAGCAGATAACCGGAAGTTTTTCCAGCTTCCGGTTATCTTGTTTTTTGCCGTTTTTATCTGTTTTTCTTTTGGTGCCAAGGGGCGGAATCGAACCGCCGACACTGCGATTTTCAGTCGCATGCTCTACCGACTGAGCTACCTTGGCGTGGTTTACGCCGAGCACAGGTTTTGCTTGCGCTCGGCGTAAATTTGGCGCTCCGGACGGGACTTGAACCCGCGATCTCCCACGTGACAGGCGGGTATGTTAACCAACTACACCACCGGAGCAGGTTGTGGCACTGCGTCGGAGTCGTCCGAACAGGCACATAGGATAATAGCGGTTGGCCTGTTGGGTGTCAAGCATGCTGACCTGGAAAGAAGTACTCGCCAAGCACCAAACCCGGCGGGGGATAGGTTCACGCAGCCTCCTGGTGGATCGGGGCGAGTCCGGCTACAAAAACCGCTTCCTGCCCGACGGCTCCATCCTGTACCCAGGCGAGGGGCTCTCGGGAAACCAGCAGCCAACAGGGGGGAACCGGACTCTGCTTCGGGCCCTGGCTGCCCAGTCTCCTATGCGGGTGTACCTTCGTGAGCGAACCAACTGCTGGCGTGATTGTGGCTGGTTTCTTGTAGAAAGCGTGGAGTATCGGTGGGAAGAGTCCGAGCGCCGCTATGTGTACTGGTTCCGGTTGGTTCCGTTGACGGCTGCGACCTGAGCCAGAAAAGCCCGGAGCTTGTGGGGGTCTTTGAGCCGGGGGGCGGCCTCCACCCCGCTGCTCACGTCCACAGCGTAGGGGGCTAACTCCAGGGCCGCGGGCAGATTCTCGGGCGTTAGGCCTCCGGCGATAATCAGCCGGGGGTGTTGCTGAAGGGGCGCGATCCAGTCCAGCGGGTAGCCCTGTCCGCTGCCGGGGCGTGCCCCGTCCACCATGAGGGCATCGGCGGGGTAGCTGAGCCAGTCGGGTTGGGCCGGGCCTTTCAGCTTAAAGGCCTTGATGACCGGGTAGAACTGGCGGATGTGCTCGGCCCACTCGGGCGGTTCGTGGCCGTGGAGCTGGGCCACCTGGAGCTGGGCCGTCTCCATCTGCTCTAACACCTCTTCGGGAGGTGTGTCCACAAAGACCCCGACCCGAACGATAAAAGGCCCCAGGGCCCTGCTGATGGGCCGAATTTGCGCGGGCTCGAGGTAGCGCGGGGTTCCGGGGGCCAGAATAAAGCCCAGGGCCCAGGCCCCAAGCTGTTCGGCCAGCAGAGCGTCCTCTAGCCGGGTAATCCCACAAATCTTGGCACGCACCATGGGTTTTAGTGTCTCATACTTTACCTTTGTCTCAATCACATGAGGGGCTCAATGTAACGGTGAAGTAACGGTAGATGTGCAATAAAGCTGTTGTGCAATGTAACTGTTGGGTATAGCCGCGCTCAGGAGGAGGGCCGATGAGGGTATCGCGTGTGTGGATGCTGCTGGTGGTTGCTCTGTTGGTGGCTTGTGGGGATGGGGGCCCTGCCTCCGGTAGCATCTCGGGCCTGGTGGGCTTTATTTCGGGGGGTGGTCAGACCGGGGCCATCCAGGTCTCGCAAAGGCCCTTTGCCCAAACCAGTGAAACCGATTTTGTGCCCGGAGAGGTGATTGTCAAGTTTCGGCCGGGGGTGAGCCTGCAAACGGTTGGGCGCCTCCAGGTGGCCGGGGTGGAGCTACAGCGGGTAGAAGACCTGGACACCCAGGGCATGGCGCTCTTCCGGGGTGTTGCCGGCAAACCTCAGACCCTCGAGGTCGTCCAGGCCCTGTCCCGCCGCGCCGATGTGCTCTACGCCCAGCCCAACTACATCCGCCAGGCTTTCAAAACCCCCAACGATTCTTTTTATAACCTTCAGTGGCATTATCCGGCCATCAACCTGCCTGCCGCCTGGGATATCGAAGATGGGGTTGATCCTACCGTGGTGGTAGCGGTCATAGACTCGGGCATCGTGGGAGCCCACCCCGATATCCCCAAACCCATCCTGGGGTACGACTTCATCTCCAACCCGCAAATTGCCAACGATGGCGATGGGCGGGACAACAACCCCGAGGATACCGGCAACGTAGCACGCGATGTACCTGAAGAGGCCCTGACCGGCTATCACGGCACCCACGTGGCCGGAACGGTTGCGGCGGCCACCAACAATAATCTGGGTGTGGCGGGGGTTAGTTGGGGGGCCCGCCTGCTGCACATCCGTGCCCTGGGCGTGGGTGGGGGCAGCGATGCCGACATTATCGCGGCCCTTCGCTGGGCAGTGGGGCTCTCGGTTTCGGGCGTGCCTGCCAACCCCAATCCGGCGGCGGTGGTCAATATGAGCCTGGGGGGCCGGGGTACTTGTACACCGGCCTGGCAGGATACCATCAACCAGGCCGCCGCCCAGCCCCAGCGGCCCATCATTGTGGTGGCGGCTGGCAACAGCGCCGAAAATGCCTCCGGTTTCACCCCGGCCAGCTGCAGCGGGGTCGTTACCGTGGGGGCTACCGAGACCCGGGGTTTTCGCTCCTACTACTCCAACTATGGCCCACGCATAGACGTTATGGCGCCGGGTGGGGATACATCCACTGACCGTAACGCAGACGGCTACGTAGATGGGGTGCTAAGCCCGCTCAAGGACGATACGAAAACAGGGGACAACCAATTCGTCTATGGTTTCTACCAGGGTACCTCCATGGCCAGTCCGCATGTGGCGGGCCTGGTAGCCCTGATGAAAGCGCGCCGCCCCGACCTGACCTATTCGGAGGCGCTGGACATTCTCAAGAGCACGGCGGTGCCGCTGAGCGGGGCCAGTTGCACGGGCCGCCCATCGGATCAGATCGCCCCCAGCTTCCCCACCCTGACCAGCAGCGACTGTGGTGCGGGCCTGGTTAATGCGCAAGCCGCCGTCAATGCTGTAGGCAACGTGACGCCGAGCTTCACCCTGGTGCTGAGCCCCACCTCGGCCACCCTGAGCCCCACCTCGGGCAGCAGCGTGGATATAAGCGTCAGCATCGCACGCATTGCGGGTTTCACCAATGCCGTCAGCCTGACCCTGAGCGGCGCTCCGAGTGGGGTGAGCGGGCAATTCACCCCCAGCAGTGTCACCGGCAACAGCAGCACCCTGCGTCTACAGGTGAGCGGTAGCCCGACCCCTGGAACCTACAACCTTACCATCAACGGCAGTGGCGGCAGCATCAACCGCTCGGTGGGGCTTGCCCTGAGGGTAGGCACGGCTGCGCCCCCGCCCACCGTGCAGGGTACGGCGGTCTTTGCCCTGTATATTGCAGGCAACGACATTGACCTCGAGAAATCGGCGATTGTGAGTATCAGCCAGACAGGCCTGAGTGCACCCTATCAGTTCAACAACCTGGCGGGTGGCGATTATGTTGTGATTGCCTGGAAAGACCTGGATGGTGACGACGACATTACGCCGGGGGATTACCTTGGAGGCTATACCAATGCCGATGGCGATCTGCTCCTGGTACGCCCCACCGCCAACAACATCAACGTACCCCTGTCGGTGGTGCAGGGTACGCAGAACCTACGGCTGCCCGGCCTGGAGGGGGTTTCCCTGCTGCCCAGTCTGCGACAGCTTTACCGGCGCTAGGGCCAAAACCACGCTTCGCCTCCCCCGATGGGGGAGGTTTTGGTTCAAACCTCTCCGGCCTCCCACCGACATTCCGCACCCCTCCCCCCATGCCTTAGGATTTTGGGATGGAAACCCCACCCAACCTACAGGTCTACGACCTGGGCCACCTGGGCCTGGTGGCTAGCGTGCTGGAC